GGTAAGCCGCATTAGACTGTTGATAAGACACGCCATATACCCAACATTCAATAGTGAAATCGCTTGTAAATGTAAATGCAGTATTGTTGGAAACATTTAAATAATCACCAGTACCATCAAAGTAGTTTGAATAATATCCGTCTGTATAAGGGTTGAAGTTGCTAGGTTTTGTATCGCCGACAATTGTCAGGACGTTGTTGTTAAGGCTGGCATCAGCGTTAAATGCTTGAGCAGGGGCAGTACCACTTAACAATAAAGAAACGTACTTCCACAGCGAATCACCGGTGACTACAGCTGCACGGTAAATGGCACGTAAGGCATGGGTCAAAAACATTAGGCTACATTCCCAACGGAAGCTCCGTAGATTGTTGAGTTAACTTTCCAAAGTTCAATAACACCGTACCCAGTGGTCGGCAGAGTCGGTGCAGTTCCACCCACCCATGTTACCGCCATTGTGGTCCAAGTAATAGTACTTGTTGTGCCAGCGACCATTAAAGTTACACTCTGCCCTGACAAAAAAGACGTTGCTGTTGGTGTTCGGCTTGCGCCTAGCGTCCAAGTCTGAATCGTGCCGTTTGCTGGGTTGATATCTACGGATGCTCCGTCGGTAATCGCAAACACCGTTTCATTGAACGCTGTACCAAGCGAGTTCACCTTGTTTGCAAATTTTGAAAAAATTGCTGCGATTGTCATTTGATTACCTCAAGAATTATTTCAGCTGGCGAACAACGATGGCTTGTCCAGAAAGCGGTGTGAATGTAAATGTTAACGTAGTACCCGTTACTGTGTAGTCCGATGTTGGGGCCATACAGACGCCGTTTAAGAACACAAACAGATTGTCCACTGTGTAGCCCGTTGTGATCGTAAACGCAGTTGTTGTGCCGTCACCTGTAAATGTTTGAGTAGCTGCAGTTAATGATGTGCCTGCAGTACCTGTTGGACCTGTTGGACCACTTGCACCTGTGCTACCTGTTGAACCTGTAGGACCTGTGGGGCCAGTTGGCGCAGCAATATTAGTAACTGTGTACGCAATAGTTTCAACAATATCTCCAGCTGCGCATGGAGTTGCCAAAACAACGCTGGTTCCGTTCGTAGCTGTGTAATCGCTACCATTTAGGAACACACCATTTTGGTACACCTCAACATAACCGACTGAGTATGTAACAGTAAACGTTGCTTGATTTGCCGTTGCTGTAAAACTTGTGCGGGTGTATGTTGTTGTTGCAGGAGTGCCAGCAGGACCTGTAGGACCGGAAGAGCCTACGCTACCAGTTGGGCCAGTAGGACCAGAGGTACCTTGAACACCTTGAATACCTTGGATACCCTGAGCACCTTGGGACCCCGTAGGACCTGTGGGCCCTTGAGCACCTTGTGGACCTGTAGGGCCAGCAGAACCTGCAGAACCTGCACTACCCGTAGGACCTGTTGGTCCAGCAGTGCCAGCTGAGCCTGAAGTCCCCGTTGGGCCAGTAGGACCAGCAACAGTAGAAGCAGCACCTGTTGGACCGGTAGGACCAGCAGAACCAGATGTACCTGTAGAACCTGTAGGTCCTGTGGGGCCAGAATCGCCCTGCACACCTTGGATACCTTGAATGCCCTGATTACCTTGTGGGCCTGTTGGACCCGTATTGCCTATACTACCAGTAGGACCAGTTGGGCCAGTGATGCTTGCGCCTGTAGCACCGGCAGGGCCTGTAGGTCCGGCAACTGTAGAAGCAGCTCCGGTTGGGCCTGTAGCACCTGTAGGTCCGGCAACACCCTGTGCGCCATCGAGATTAATTGTCCAATCTGCGTAAGTACCTGTGCCAGTGTTATTTACACAGTCAAAAACAAGTACACCGGTAGAACTGTTGTAAGAAACAACAGGACCATGCATGTGAGTGACTGTGTCACCGTTGTAGCTGACAATAATGTTCTGTGCTTCGGAATACGCAAGACCAGTACCAATTGTCAATGTTTTTTGCGCATTACTGACAGTCAGTGAGGTTGTACTGGTAGTCAGATAACGGTCACCGTTTAAGCCAGCTGCACCAGTGGGGCCTGTAGGTCCTGTAGCACCTTGGTTACCTTGTGAACCTTGTGCGCCTGTGGGGCCTGTGGGGCCAGCATTACCTTGCACACCAGTTGGGCCAACGTTACCCTGGATACCCTGTGCACCCTGAATACCTTGAGGGCCAGTAGGACCAATGTCACCAACTGTGCCCTGAGCACCCGTAGGACCTGTTGGGCCTTGAATACCTTGAGAGCCTGTGGGGCCAACCACACCTTGTGCGCCTTGGGCACCAGTAGGTCCAGTAGGACCTGTAACGCCTTGTGCACCCTGTACACCAGTTGGACCTGTAGGCCCAGTATCACCTTGAATGCCTTGTGAGCCTGTAGGTCCAGTTGGGCCGACAGCACCAGTATTACCTTGAATACCTTGAATGCCCTGAGGGCCAGTAGGACCAAGATTACCTTGTGCGCCTTGTGAGCCGGTTGGGCCAGTAGGGCCAGTGACTGAAGGGCCTGTAGGACCTGTAGGGCCGTCACCCTTTAATGCGCGAACTACGATTGAATGCCCAGATGCAGGAGCAACAGCGAAGCTAAGTGTTGTGCCAGAAATTGTAAAGTCTGTAACTGGTTTTTGAGCAACACCGTTTAAATAGACAAGAACGTTATCTGTTACAAATCCAGCGCCGATTGTGAACGTTGTTGTGGAATTATCACCAGTAAACGAATATGTAATTGCCGAGAAGGGGTAACCAAAACCAGGGGCACCTGTTGGGCCTGTGATTGAAGGACCTGTAGGGCCTATTGCACCTGTTGGACCTGTGGGCCCAGCAACAGTTGAATCCGCACCAGTAGCTCCCGTGGGGCCGGTAGGACCGACGTTACCTTGAATACCTTGAATACCCTGAACACCTTGAACGCCAGTAGGACCAACGTTACCTTGGGCACCGGTTGGGCCAGTAGGACCTGTGACACCTTGAATGCCTTGAGGACCAGTAGGTCCGGTATCACCTTGTACGCCTTGGGCACCCGTAGGACCTGTAGGACCTGTGACACCTTGGATACCTTGAATACCTTGCGCACCAGTGGGACCCGTAGGACCAGCAACTGTGGAGTTGGCACCAGTGGGGCCGACATTACCTTGTGCGCCTGTTGGGCCTGTAGGGCCAACGACGCCTTGAATGCCTTGCGCACCAGTAGGGCCGGTCACACCTTGGATACCCTGTGCACCTGTTGGGCCTGTAGGGCCTGTAGGGCCTTGAACTGTAGACGCTGCACCTGTTGGGCCTGTGGGTCCTTGGATACCCTGTGCACCGTCCAGATTGATTGTCCAGCTTGTGTAAGTGCCAGAACCAGTAACAGACAGGGCGTCAAATACCAGCGCACCAGTTGTGCTGTTGTAAGAAACAACTGGACCATTTAAGTAGTTACCAACGGCACCGGTATAACTGACAATAATATTCTGAGCTTGGCTGTATGAAAGCCCTGTGCCAATCGTGATTGATTTGTTATTTCCAATCGTGATTGCCAAAGAAGATGTACTGGTTGTTTTGTAACGGTCGCCAGCAGCACCAGCAGCGCCTGTAGAACCTGTTGGACCAGTAACACCTTGAATACCTTGAGCACCTGTGGGTCCAGTTGGACCCGTAACACCTTGAATACCTTGAGTGCCTGTAGGACCAACGTTACCCTGAATGCCTTGTGCACCAGTTGGACCAGTTGGACCAACAACACCCTGAGTACCAGTGGGTCCAGCAACGCCTTGCGTACCTTGTGCGCCGGTCGGTCCGGTATTACCTTGAATACCTTGAGCACCAGTTGGACCTGTAGGTCCAGTTATACCTTGCGTGCCTTGAGCGCCAGTTGGGCCTGTAACCCCTTGAATACCTTGTGTGCCAGTTGGACCGACAGCTCCCGTGGGGCCGACATTACCTTGAACACCTTGAACACCTTGAGGGCCAGTGGGGCCCAATGAGCCAGTAGGGCCAACTACGCCTGTTGGACCTGTAGGTCCAGTTACCTGGCCTGCATCAATCCAAGCAGCACCGTTCCAAGCATACAAATGCCCGTTCGCGGAAACGACATACGTATCACCAGGATTATTGCCAGAAGCTGGCAAATCGTTGATCGTAGCAACAGTGCCTTTAATGGTAATATTAGTGCCTGCTGCACCAGTTGGGCCTGTCGGACCGGAAAGAGGACCAGCATCAACCCATGCCATCATGCGCTCCAAATATAAATTTTCCCTGTGGCAGCAACAAATACTGCTTGCCCGGGACTACCTGTAGCAGGTAAATCTGCGTATGTTGCAACAGTCTGACTAATAGCAAGTCCAGAACCTGTCGCGCCCACAGGACCTTGTGGCCCCGTTGTAACAACTTCAACAATTGTAGGAGCAAGAGGGGTGTCTTCAACAATAAGACTTGTGTCTGACCCTAATTCTTCAACAATTGTGTAGCTCATCGAGTAACCTCTTTAGAAACCTCTACATCACCGTACAGTAAACGGGTGACAACACCTGTAGAAGAAACCAATTCTAGGTCGTATTTGCCTCGCTGCCAAGTAATAGCACCAGTGTCAGCAGCTGCCACCAGCAACTGAATTTTGCCTTGGCCGGGGGTAATAATGATTCGGTTATTTAGCGTGGTCAACTCAAGCAAAATCGTACTAGAGCTAACAGTCTGCCTAATCTGCATACGGGCGGTATACCCCGACAGATTGATAACAGTTCCAGTGCTGTCCTTCCAGACAAATGTTTTGTCTAGCGTTGCACCTTGTTCAATAACAAAATCATATGCAGCGGCGGTCATACAAACCTTTGATATTCAATTTGAACAGCAGCACGGGTCAAACCTTTTGCTACACGGGTACGAACTTCATTCATGCCGTCGCTGAATCGCTTCAAATACAGCTGTGCAGATTTAGGTTCGTAGTAAGGCTGGTTGGGTGTATCGTACAAACGCGCACGCGCACCCAGGGTGATGATTTCGTAATAACGCTCAAAAATTTCTTCGTCAATTACAGACGATGAACGAGAAGGCACAACAGCAACGCGCAACTTAAGTTTTGCGGCTTCAGTAACTTTTGGTTTTGGGACCAAAGTAACTTCTTGTGTGCGGCTGCGGAAATAATAGTATGGATTACCATCAAGATCATTCCAGTTGGATGTGCGGTAAATGCGTGTCAACTCTTCAACAGCTTTAGGGATCAACAACTGATCGCCATACCACGCTTCCATAATGTCTACAACTTTATATCCGACATCAGGTTCAAACCCATACACTGAAACTCCAGCAGTCATGTCCATTGGACTAAGCTGAGTTTGTAGTACACGTGTTTTTTCGCAAAACTGAATTGTTGCATTACGAATTGCCTGTACAGCCACGATCTCAGGCACATCCTTAACGAACTGGACGACATCAGGCAAAAATGATTCGTAAGATACGTCGCTCATGTTTGTGATCCTGGAACAGAAATACTACGTGGGCTGAACGCATTAACAGGATTGTTAGTCGCTTCAGATTGAGTCTTAGCTTGTATAGCAGCAGTAAATGTTGCCAAGTAACCTTGGGCCAACTGCAAGCCAGGCGCATACTCAGCGTCTTTGCTACAGGCACGGAACAAAATGTAATCTACCAATGCAGATTGGAAGATATCAAAAAGAGGAATCGTTTGTGACTCCGATGTCAAATTCGTTGGTTGAACTGAATAATTCAATTCGATGTAACCAGTCCCATTGTTGGGAGGGTATACATAAAACGCCAATTGATCTTGAACGTCGTACAGATAGTTTTTGACTTCTGTTTTAGGAATCTCTGTGTGCCATGTGGGGTTAAACGCATCAAGCACTTCACGAGAAATAATACGAATAGCACGTCCAGGTGTGGTACCTGTTGTGCCCATATTGCGGTAAATATGCAACAACAACCAACCATCAGACGGAAGTAACTGCCGTGTTCCAGTAGTTAATCTTACGTTGACGGTGGTTGATGATGCACTTGGTTGTATGACTACGATTTGGCGCATACCATCGTTCAACCAGCTGAGTAATTCAGCACGAGTCCAACGAACATTGGCAATATCAGTTAACTGAATCGCCGCTTTGTTGAGAATGGTTTGAGCGGTTACCGTACCCATAATTCACCTTATGGTGTTACAGCAAGAGCTGCAACAATTGCAGGAACTTGAGTGCCAGCCCACAAACCTTGAACAACTAAATTGTTGGAGGTTGCGGTACCAGCATCAAGGCCAGTAATACCTAGAGCTTGTGTATAAGTAAAACCTGCAGAAACTAAACCATCGATGTTGGCAGTAGTGTCTTCAGCGATTACAGCTTGCGCTTGAGGCAAGGACAAACCACTAGAAATGAGATCGTCAATAATGGCCATGTTATCCTCCTTAGGTTAATAAATGGCAGGGGCCGAAGCCCCCGCCTCTCCGGAAGGAGTTTAACCTGCAGCGACCAACAAAGCCAGACCGTTTGCTTGTACGACGCTAGTGCCGTACACGTTCAAGCCGCGAACCAATGTACCGAAGTCATTGGGATTCTGCAAGCTCTCAACCTTGGCGATCTGAGAAGCGAAGGTAATAGCAGACTTGTGACCGGCCATCACAGCGTGACGCTTAACTGCACCAGCAGAAGTAGCATCAGTACCAGTGTTGGGGTTCATCCAAGTTTTGCCAGCAGCGCCACGTGGAACCAAGTTAGACACATACACTGTAAAACGGTCGATCATGCCGATCTTGCCGTTACGCAACACGCTAGAAGCGTCGCCCATGAACTGAGCTTGTGCCAAGTTAGATTGCATCAGAATCTGACGCTCTGTGGGGGTAATGATCAACCAGCGGTCTGTCTCAGGAACGTTGGCTTCGTCCAACACGCTTGACAAAGCAGTGATGCTTGACAAGATGTTAGAAGCTGTCAATGTCACAGCGGCAGAGTCTGTACCGAGGTTATAGCCACCAGAGATAGCACCAGCGGTAGCACCTTGGTTAGCAGCAGCGCCTTGGTTGAAGTTAGTGTACAGAACGTCTTTGTCGATCTGAATCTTCATCTGCATGGCAGCGTCGTTGGTGAACATGTCCATCAACTTGGGCTTGGCTTGCAACTCGAGAACGTTGTTCACGTTCACGCCGAAGTACTTACCTTTGTTGATAACCAACTGCAATGTGCTAGGAGCAGGAACTTCATAAGCCAAGTTTTGGCCAATAGAGTAGCTGTTGATAGTGATGGAAGGGATCGTGTTAATGATCACTGTATCACCCATGCCGGTGATATCACCTTGCCAGTCGGTATTGGCGATTTCACCAAAAACTGTGGCGGCATAGAATTTCTGGGCCAGCTTGCCGGACCAGAGGGCGGGGATGAAAGAACCGGAATAAGCGGTTCCAGAATAGGCAACCTGACCGCCGGGGGTGTTAAAACCACCGGAGTTAATGGGATAGGCTGCTGCTGCGGTTACTGTAGACATGGTCTAGTCCTTTTCTTAAAAACAAAAGTTACAAATTTGACCGCCATGTCTTGGGCATTCTTAACGAATTCGACCTTCGACTGTAGCGGCATGGATATCTCTCTCAATTTGCACCGCTTCTGCCTCATCGATCATTCCACGTCTCCATTCAGCATAAAACTCGTCAATATCTCGGGTTGAGTAGACTCGTTTATCCGCAGTTGAAGTTGTAGGAGCAGGCGACGTATGCGAGCGGGTCGGTGCTACTTGACGCTGAAGTTCTCGGTTAACCTGTGGACGCTGAGCTGGGGCCAACGTGGCTTTGTATTGCTTGAAGATCGTTGCAGTACGGTTCGCGTCAAGCGACTCATACGCATTGGTCAAAGCATACTGGCGAGGCATCCCATAAACTGGGTCTACTTCTGCCAACCATGCGAGGAAACCTTGATCTACGTTCATGGCTTCCCAATCTGGGACTTGCGCACTTAAAGCAGCTTCGTAGCGGTCTTTATCAGATACTACTTGGCGCTCGGTGACATTCCCCAGCTTGCCTTTCAACTCATTGATCTCGGCACGAAGTTGAGCTTCAAGGTCACGGCTTCCCGCTAGTTTCTGCTCAGTCGCACGGTCAATCAAATCCAACAAGTCAGAGCCAAATGCTTCTTTGTCTTGTTCAGTGATAAGAGTTTTTGCCGGAACTGGGTCCTGTTTCTGTTGTGCTTTCGCAACAGCCGCTTCAGTGATGAGCGTTTGAACCTGTTGGTTCAGCTCTCGCATCTGCGAATGTAAACGAGGCACCTCAGCGTCGTATTTGCCTTTCAGCGCGAAGAATTTGGATTGCCAAGTTTCTTCTGATACGTCAGGGTTTGGTTTCGGTTCATCCTCTTGCGAAATAGGTTGCGGCTGTGGTTCTGGATTGACTTCTGGGTTTGGGTCAGGTTGGGGATCAGTATCCGCATTCGGTGCGGGTTGTCCGTTCATCTGAGCTACCAAGGCGTCAGCTTGGTCAATTTGGTCCTGAATTACACGTGGCAATGCCATATTTCTATCTCCTTCGCGCCGACTACGCTTATTAAGCTCCGACTTTACGGTCAGCTTTTTTTGCTTACGGTCTGCTACTGTTACATTAAAAAATTTAGGTTCCCCGCGCCGACTTTACGGTCTGCGTGTCACCTGCGGGTTTTGGCAAACAGCATCTCTGCTTGGTCCACCATCTCAAGGAATTCCTTGAGTTCGAGGTTCCGGCCTTGCAGCCGGGACTTCATTTCTTCACCTTGCACATCACCAAGTCTTTCGAGAGTCTCTTGGCGACGCGCTTTCAAAAATTCTATCAGCGGTTGCATCTCGGGAGAGCGCAGCGTCGATAAACACCGCGCCACTCTGTCATCGATACGAACCATTTATTTGCACATGCCGTCAGTTTTAGCTTTTTCGGCTGTGTACTCGGAGCCACCGCGCTTCAATGTAGCGAAGATGTCGCCGTTGCTACCGCCGCCGCCGACTGAGCCGCCTTTAGACATGCCGTCAGTTTTAGCTGACTCTTGAGTGTACTCAGCTGAGCGTGACTCTTTTGGGTTAATTGCTTGCATTTGAATGCTCCTTTAATGATCGAAATGATATACCGGAAAACAGTGTTGTCAACTACCAACACCAGGGATTGCTGCAAAATTATTTGTCACGGGAGCACCATTCTGAAGTTGCGCACCGGGACCTGGGTTTGGTGGTGTACCACCTGCTTC